CAAAACTGGATTATAACAAATATACTTAGACCTGCTAGTCTTGGAGTTGTTACGTTGCCAGAAGATACTAAAAAAAACTATATTAAAAACTGTTTAAAAGGAAGGAATCATAATGTCATCAATTAAAACAGTACAACAAGAAATAAATAGATTGCTTTTACAATCTAAAACAAATCATCATGTAACTGCTAGTGAAGGTGGTTATTACCATGATCTATGCTCAGTATCAGATAAGACAATTTCTTTGGAAGAATTTTATAAAGATTTTCCTTATCATAATCCTGATTTCAATTCAGAATATTGGCAGAAACAACATCAAAAATTTCAGGAGTTATGGAAACAAAACACGATATAATAAATAGACTTGCAAGTAATTTAAGATACTTGCGAATCAATACTAAGATTGAACAACCTATGTCAGGCAAAATGAAATACATGAGCCAAAAAGATTTAGCTGAGATGATGGGAATAGGTTGTGAACAGCAAGTAAGTAAGTTTGAACTTGCAACCAATCAAATGTCAGCTAGTCAAGTTTATAAAGTAGCTAAAATATTTGATGTAACAGTAGATAGTTTGTTTGGAGATTTGACCAAATCAGATTATAAAAAAGTAATAAAGTTTGATATATATGCTTGAAGTATTGTTTATAATAATTTTATTTATAATACTCTTAGCTTTAATCAGCTATAACTAAAAAGGGAAGGCAAAATGGAAGAAATAAAACTATACAATGGTCAAGAAACTTTATTCTTTGACCCAGTTGCTCATCAATACTTTTGGAACGAAGAACAATTACCAAGTGCTACTGGAATTACAAAACTATTAACTCCAGCTAATGTAATTGGTCTTTGGTCAGCTAAGATATGCTCAGAAGAATTTAAGAAGTTAGTTAGAGCAGGAGTTAGTTATGATGAGATTGAACTGACTAAGATTGCAGAACAAATTAAAAAAGCACCAAACCAGAATATGTCAGATGCAGGTTCTGTTGGAACACACGTACATAATTTAATTGAAGATTATATTCATAAAGGAATAGTTCCTGAGATCATTAATCCTGAGATTAAAAAATCATTTGGTAAATTTAAAGAATGGTACGATAAGCAAGAAGGTTTAGAGATTGTGTTTACTGAACGTAAAGTGCTTAGTCGTATTCATAAGTTTACTGGAACTCTTGATGCTTTATTTAAAAACAAATCAGGAGATCATATTATCTATGACTGGAAGTCATCATCAGGAATAAGAGATTCTATGTTAGTTCAAATCTATCTTTATAAGATTTGTATTAAAGAAGAACTTGGTATTGATGTTAAACAAGGTGTGATTGTTAATTGTACCAAGACTGGAAAATTAAATATTAAGGAATTTCCAATAGGCGAAATGCAGGAAGATGTGGCGATTTCCTGCTTAAAAATGTATCGCTACTTAAACCAAAAAGGAGAAAAGTAAATGAACGTACAAGGAGTAGTAAAATACGTTTACGATAATAGACTTACAAAAGATGGAACTCCAAACCGATTCCCCAATTTTAAGTTTAAAGTAAACGATCAAGAGATAGTGTTATGGTCGGCAATCAAACCAGCTTTTTTAGAAAAAGGTTCTAAGGTTTCTGTTGCAGTCCAAGCATCTAAAAAAAATGGAAGTTTATTTGTGCAAACTAAGCCAGATAAAACTCCAATCATACAACAACTGCCAAATGATTCAGAACCAAAACCAGATACTAGTTTTAATGTAGATGATTTTGAAGCTGATAACTTTAATACTGCTGTAAATACTATTCAAAAAGAAATAGAAAATGCACCAGTAACTAAAACATTTAACAAAGATGAATATATGTTTGTTATGGCTTTATTAAAATCAGCTATTGAATCTGGCAAAATAGATGTTACAAAGGAAGAAATTGATTTGAAAATAAAAGACTTTAAGTTTTTGTTTCAGATGAATTTCCATAACTAATTTTTATGGCAGGTGGTTTTTTAAACTCAGTTGGTTTAATTTCATTTTCCCCCTTTTCCACCTGCCATATACTTGCAATAAATTATAAAATCTATATAAGTAAGTTAATGAAGGTAGTTAGAGAAAAGTTGATTGAGTGTAGTATCTTAGTTAAAGAAATCTTTGATAATACACAAGATGCTCTAACTGAAACAAAGGAAGGTAAGATTGTTTCTGTGGACATACTAAATACAAAGTTCATAAGAAACAATATTAAACTAGCTGATGCTACAACAACAACAAGTGGTTCAGAAGCTAAGAGATCGGCAGAAAAAATTGCTTGATCTTGAATTAGAATATAGAATGAAACTTGATAAGGCAAAAAAACTTAGAGAGTTTGTAAATTCTAAAATAGCTTTTAACTTTGAAAAATTACTAGGATAACCTAGTACAACTATAAAATGTAAAGGAAGGAATGCACGATCTATCTCTAAAGAATCCTGATGAAATAAAAGCTGAACTAGATTCAGTATCAGAAGAAATGTCTAATGCTCTTTACGACTTTAGACGTTGTGAAGAATTTAAAAAAATTACATTTAGCCAAATTACTCTTACAAAGAAATTAGAAAAGAATTGTAGTGTTGCTGAAGCAGAAAAGTGGGCTTATTCAGATGACCAATACAAAACAATCATAGAAGGTTTATTAGTTGCAGAAAAAAATTATTCTATTCTTAAAGGTAAGTATGCAAACTTACAAAGCTGGGTTGATCTTTATAGATCATGGCTTGTAACTAATCGTGAACTGAGTAGATAAATGAATGATAAAAAATACATTGAGAACTTTAACCATGAGTCTTATGAAAATCGCACAAAGAATTATCTTAACATTAGTGAAGATCGTTTTGTTCGTTATTGCACTAGTCGTGGCTATCTGTTCAGGAAGCTTGGTCTTAATGCTGTTAGTGATTCTCAATCTTTCGCTGAAAGTGTTATACCTTTGTTTGCCAAACTCCCAACCCTTATCAAAGCTTTCCCAGACTACTTCGTTTACGCACCTAAAGAAGCACATAAGCAAGAGCAGTTCTTTGTTGAATTAAAAAATGCAACTTGGGAAGATGGTAAAACTTTAGCCAAGATCAAAGTTAGAGATTTAAAAAGATATATTTATTTTGAGCAATCCTTCACAAACTATCACACTAGATTTACTATCTGCTTTCCTTTAGCTGATAAGATAATTTTTAAAAGTGTAGATCAAATATTAAAGCTACTGCCAAAGTCGCAATTAAAATGCTTTCCAAATGATAATATAGAATACTTTGAAGTTCAGTTAAATTAGTGAATAGTATTTGAAATATCATCATAGTAGTCAAACCAGTTACAATCTTCAACTTCCCATTCTACATTAGTTATTCTTAACTTCTTAACTGATTTAAGCTGAGATAAAAAGGAATTAGAATTTACAAAATTATTACTGTCAAAGAATCTGCACCAAACAATATCTTCTTTTAGACTATCTGAATTAGGTTTAACGTAACTAATAGCATAAGTTACTATATAGAAGTTCATTTTTTGAAAATATCAAGGGTCGGCTTTAATCCATAAATCGCACCGAAGATACCAACAATTAACCATTGATACCAAGAAGGAAACTTCCCAAAATAATCAAAGAATAAATCTAGTTTCATTTTGATATTTACATCATCACTAATGATTGCATAAGACAATACAATAATTGGAACACAAACTACTATTAATACAAACTCATCTTTCCAAGTTTTATCTTGCTGGTCAGCAACATCTCTTTGATATTCAATCTCACCTTTAGCCATACGTTCATAGTATCGTTTCTCAGCTTCAGATTCTAAGAGTTCTGATTGCTTATGATTCTTATAAATCTCAGCACCAGTTTTAAAGATAGTAGGTATTAAGTTCCACCACATATTAATCTACTGCACAAATGTTTATCTGACCAGTACCATCACCTGATTTAATGAAAGCTACTTTATCGCCTGACTTAAATTCAAAGTATTGAACTGAATCTTGCGTACATATAACATCTTCTTCAGTAGCAGTTGGATTTGCACCGAACTTAACGTGAGCATGAGTTCCAGTAATAGCTATTCTAATAATCCCTGATTGAGTTGTAATAGCTGATGATTGAGCAGATGTAGCACCAATACTATGGGTTTCTGGTGTAAAATCTGGGTCTATTCGTATAATATCCATAATCGTTCCTTAAATGTTCTAAATTTGCCTATTTAAACCTTCAAAATACCCATAAATTTTAATCTTATAGAATATTTTGTTGCTAATAGACTTTTTAAAGCCACTATGCCTTAAAATGCCTTTAAATCGTTTTAAATGATATTATCTACTTTTAGTTGAATCTATCAGTAGTTCTATGTAGTGTTTTGCCTTTTCCAAGTCTTGTACACCACCCTTCTCTTTAAATCGCAATACATACTTTATGATATTACCTTCACAAAATCCAATATTATTTTTAATAATAAATTCAGCAGGTTGGATTTTATATTTCTTGTAGTGGTTTCCACCAACTTGCTTGTTATAAGACTTCATAGACTGTTCTTCCATTAGCTTTATATGCTCTTAAATACATTTTACGATTACCAGCTTTGTTATATGAGATATGAACCCAACCAGAATTTATTTCTTCAGGATTCCAAAACTCTAAAATACATTGGTCAAATTCTAAATGATTAACTACCCAATCAGCAAGTTCTTTATTAGGTACTCCTAATACTTCGCAATCAACTGCATTTCCTGAAGTGTGTTGGCTTCTTTCAGATGAACCTATTGCTTTGCATAAAGCAGGAGAACGATAGCCAGAAGTTATTTTTATATCGCCGAATTGATTTACAATAGGAGTGATTACTTCGTAGATTAATGTTTGTAAGTTAATTAGTATTTGGTCAGTTGGCTTATTGTCTATGCCAAGTCTTGTAGCTGTTTCAGAAAACAGTAATTCTTTTAAACTAACTTCCCTACCCATTTGCCTTCTTTGTTTAATACCATAGGCATAAGTCTTGGAGTAGAATCTATAATCATTCCACAACCCATGATAAATTTAGTTTTAAAATTCTTTGAATAAGTAAAAGCCATATTAGTTTGTTGTATTAAGCAACCAACTTGCATAGCAAAAAATAGTGCATCAGGATTAGCCCAGTATTCAATCTTGAACTTAGAATGGAAATGTCCCTGCACACAACTCATTCCATTAATCTGAGATACTTTAGTTACATCAGCAGATATTCCATGAGTAAAGAAACATCTTTGTTTATTAGGAAGTGTAAGTGTTAAGTTATCTACCCAGTTCCATTTTTTAACATTTAAAAATTCGTTATACTCTTTTAGGTAACCTCTAGGTATTCCTGATTTAATTGCTCTACGATAAACTAAGCTAGAATGGTTTGAGTCTAACAAAGTCATCTCAGGAAATATTCCTTCTAGTTCTTTAATGAAATCTTTTGCTCTTACAAGTTCATGTCCAGCAGAAGCTAAATCTGGGTTATGTTCATGGAACGATAAAGCATGGCAATCAATCTCATCACCAATGTTTACAATCGTATCTGGCTTGTATTGTTTTTTAATTTCTTTTAGAAACTCAAATGAATCTGGTCTATGATATGGAATATGTAAATCAGAAATAACCAAGATTCTTTTATTCATAACTAACTAGTAGTTGTATTCGTTTTGTTTGGCAATACTTACTTTGCCAAGAAAATAGTTATTAATGCTAATGACAAAGCACCAAGTCCACAAAGAATAGCCCAGTATAAACTAGTCATTTGTTTTTCTAGTTTATAGACTGAAGTACCTAGTACTTTAACTTCTCTCTTTATTCCTGTTATATGTCCCCTTAGACTGATTAATTCTTCGTTGGTAGTTCTTGCCATAATCTTTTTCGCATTTGCAAGACTTTAGCAAGACACACCCACTAGTAAGTTTGTAAATGCACATTAATTTTTATGCATACATATCAAATTAGTTTGTCAAAATAAAGTTATTTCTTAGAATAGAATTGTTCAACAGCTTTAGCATAATCTTTCCAAAAATTTTTAACATCTTCAAAAGCATCTGCGTAAAACTTTGACCAATATTCTTTGATAGATTTATAATCTAACATTGAGTTCTCCTTTGAGTAAAAGTTATTTTCT